GGGTCGTGTGCCGCTAAGCGGTGTCTACCCACTCAAAGCCGCTAGGCCATCGAGAGATGACCTTCTTGGTCTCAGAAATGCCAAAAATACCGCGTAGGGGTTCTTCACCAAAGGTGAATACTGCCGGTTCGCGAAGGCACAACTGAGTGAGGCTGATTCGCAAAACTGCCGAATCACGCTTTTCATCGCGCATAGGTGGTTCTTTAACGACTTCCCAGATCATCGGGTCGCCGGTTGGTTCCACGGATGTGCCTCTAGTGCGCTGCATGAGCCATAACTGATACGCAAACGGGTCGTTCAATTGAACGGTTACCTGCCTACGTCTCAGGGTCTCAATACAGTATACCAAATCCCAACCACAGGAGTCCACTTCCACAGCAACAGCTGCTTTAGCTTCACCGAACGAGGTCATAAGACCAACGTCCCCTAAGTGTGGCGGAATCTTTGGTTTAGCTCGATCTGGAACCTTCCGTTTATCGGTAAGGGTACACCAGGTGCCATACCATCTCTTGTCGCACGCCAGCCCATCGAAAGGTCGTGAAGACCACATCCTGAGCTTATTGGCGAGTTGTACGCGATAGGGTATGCCGACACCAACTGATTCGTCAGTGTCGTCGAGTTTGAGCCCCTTCCTTGAATAGAAAGGGAGAACATCGTGGCTCGCAAACCATTCAGTTCCGCACGATTCGAAAAAGTTACCGTCCAGGTAGCTCTTTTCACGGTTCACCTCGAAACCAAGGTATTCGAGGCGGTTGATAAGCTCGTGTGCATATTTTTGAGGGACAATAATATCGTCCCCATACACTGAGCAGAGATTAAGCGCTGAACGCGGTACCACAGTCTTCACGAGAGCCCAAAAATAAAGGGTCATCAAGTTGAACGTGTAGCCACAGCCCATCGGCATCCAATTAAAATACGGACGCTTTTCGACTGCTTCTGCGCTCGAGTCCCCCTTCACAAACCACATGTGCGGCCTTATTAGGCCAAGCAAATGCATCAGGTCAGGAGGTAACACATCCTCAAGGTTGCGCTCTGAGAACCAAGACGAGGCACTGGACAGGTCTATTGTCGCTAAGGATAAATCCCGAGCGCGACTAGCCAGATTCCCGTTTCTTTCTTGGTTGCGAATATCAATTCCCTCACGACGCAAAATCTTCTCTAACACAACGGCTAGCCCGAGTTGTAAATACATATCCACAACCGGGACAGACGCTATGGTTCGATCGATCCATGCCGTTTTGGGTACCGTTTTAATCTCGCAGGCGTCTACTAGGACAAGATCAGGTTGATCCTGCTCCCATACACCGCTTTTAATTGCAGGTGCGAAGCGAACGAGCTGAGGGCTGACAGAGGTTTTACCTCTTAATTTTTCTGATTGTGGATCTCGCGAAGACACCGTTGGTGTACTTCCCGGCCCCAGGCGACCCTTTACCACAATCTCTTCCAACACATCATGTGTTAGAAACTGGCTGCCGTCTTTTGACAGCATCCGATTCACTTCATGGCTCAACTCGAGCAGCCAAGGCGCGGAGAGACGGGTAGGGTGCCTAGCGGCTACCTTTTCCTCAATCTCTACGAACAAGGCAATCGCACGAGCTTTGCTATTACAATTAGTATCTAAAAGACTACTCTTTACGAGCATACGAGACACTTGTCGATCGTTGCGAAATGCAACGGGACCGGGTGTGTTATTTCCCGGAGTATATCTACTGGGCTCTAGCGTATGTGGACACAGTAAATCTGCATCCATGTAATGTTTAGGATCAGGAGACAACTCCTTGTAAAGATCCCATTCACCACTAACTGCTGCTATATAAATAGCAAGTGAATGCGGCGTATTTATACGCTCGCACATAGCAAAGAGTAGCTGCCGTTCAACGTCAGCATCGTCATTTGCATCCCTTAATGCTGCTAAAGCAGACATAAGAAAACCTCACCTTAGGAGAAATCAGTAAGGAACGTCCATCGTAGACAATGCAGTCTGCATTACCGCGTTAGCCAAGAAGTTCTTGGCGTAGGCAGCAATGTCATTCCGCACCGCTAGACTCGCGTCTACGGGTACCATTATAGTGAACGTGAAACGTGCACTTGTTGGATACGAGTACTGTGCAGTATCTGCATCAAGTACCTCAATAGGCACTTCCAAGGTCATTTTGGTCTTAATAACGGTTTTTGCCGTCTTGGGACTATTTTGCGAAAACGCAAAAGTATAAAAGCCAGCTGGAGTATTGCCTGTTGTACGCTCCTCCCACGTGATCACTTCGCCCGTTTTACGGGCTGGCTTAAACGTGTGAGCAACTGGGGTAGCCTGACCGTCATTAATGACGAGATCAGTAGCTGCGGCCATAGTATAAACCCTCTATGTAGGGAAACGTCGTTGACGCACAACTGCTAAAAGCGAGAGTGCGGAAGTTAGTGTTGTAAGCGAGCTTGGTGGGTCATACCTAAATAAATCAGGCAGACTTGGCAGGCCAACTACATCGCGAGAGTAATAACGACCAGCAAACATATTACGAGAATATATTTCACCGAGAGGAGACGAATAAGTTGTCCCGTTCAGCGTCTCACGGAATGAGCGCGTCGCTACACCAGATTTAACTCGAGACAGTGTGCCAAAAGCCCCAATGAAGGAGCCGACTGGTATAACCCAATCGATGACAAACGAGAACGGTATCCGTTCCCATATCCACTCTGCAGGGTTACCAAAATTATAGGCAGCAGACAAAAGTCCGTTGTCGTTCATCTCAATAACTGCAGACGTCTTAACGACGAGTCTCCTTATTCCAGAAACAGAGCCAGTATCATACGGCTCATCCTGGATAATCGTAAACTTAACTCGCTTTCGTAGCGAGAACCTAGGATCCAAAAACCGCTCATACGCGTCATTAAGACTGCGCACTAACGGGTTTATCGCAAAATTATGCAACAGGATCGCGGAGGGGACATCAGTCCAACTCTTCGGTTTTAGTTTGCGAATTGCGCGTGCACACCTCCGGCCGAAAGGCCTAGTTATACAGCCATATACCTCGTCGCAAATGCGAGCGAAGTCATAGACCAGTTTAGCAGTTTCATCAATCTCTGCTATAAGCCCTGATAAATCAGTGGCAAGTTCTCTAAGCTCTTCAAGGTACTTTACGTTCCACGCGCCAGCATCAAAGCTGATGTGCGGTATGATCGGTACCCCGATGCTCGAGAAGTCGGTCTTATATACAGGCGTGTAAACGCCATTACACCACGTATCACCAGTGTGTCGCGGTCCCCATTTTGCTAAACCGGGATGCCTAACCTCCGTATAGAAAAGCCCATTATGGGTCGGAGTCATAAGCAAATCGGCAGGCTTGTCTCGATGTGAGACATCTGGGATCGTCCACTTTTTATTATTGGTGAGATACGCAGTTGGACCAGGTACATCTAAACCACAACGGTTATAAATGTATCTAGTATACGGTACACTTGTGTTGATGTTTTTAACTATCAAATGCCCTCCTATCGGAAGGCACACAAGTATCCACGAAAGTGGAATATGCACCACCGAAGCAGTGACTGTCAGAGACAGATTTAGCGACCTTTATGTCCCAATAGGGATTCGGGTCACTAGATGCGGGGGCGAAAGCC